CCGACCGTATCCATCACTTTGAACCGGTGGTCAAATCGCCACGCCTCGTTGACCTGGCCGACGACCTCGGCACCGAGGTAGATGCAGTCGGCGTCGAACACTGTGAACGTGCTCGTCGTCGCCGTGCCTTGGTCGTTCTGCGCAGTGATCGTCAGCCGCGCCCGCACGCCGTACTGGCTCTCGGGTAGCGCGGTGCGTGTGAACGCCGGCAGCGTGACTTCGCCCAGGTCGAGCGTCCATCGTGCCGTGCGGGCCGCGGGCGGCTCGCGGACAAGAGCCAGCGTGGCCTCGCTGACCTGCTCAACCGCCGTGCCGCCCCATGTGACCGTGACGCCCGAGACTCGCGTAGCCATGACGGGCCTCCGTCACGGTCATCGAGCCACGGTGATCGTGGCCTGGCCCCGGATCGCGTCGTTGGTCGCGAGCGTCAGCGTCGAGCTCGCCACCGTGGCGGCCTTGCCGTTGATCAGCGTCGTGCCGCCGGTGGTGATGGTGATGCTGCCCGTCGCAGCGTCGAGGATGATGGTCTTGCCCAAGTAATCGAACGTCACCGAGCGGCCAGTGCCGCCGTCGTCGGCCGGCACCACGAGCGGGCGATTCATCGTCGCCAGCGACTCGCCGGTCGTCTGGCCGAGATGCCCGATCTGGATCGTCGCGTCCGCAGCCTCGCCGGGGTTCGTGTTCGAGATCACGATGTTGGTCACGGTGTAGACCGTGCCGAACAGATTCAGCACCGTGCCGGCACCATCGTGCGGAGTGGACTGCGACATGAATCAGGTCTCCTGCCAGAGGATCGTATAGGTCTGCGTGACCGAGTAAACCGGCGGTAGGTCGCCGCCGGCTAGCTGGACGAATCCGTCCTGCTCGCCCTGCAGCGCGACGTGCCGTACCGATATTGATGATGACATACCGCTACCCCATCCATCCAGTTTTTTCCTGCAAGAATCCGCCAATTCCCGAACCGCCTCATAGGTCTCGGCGTAGAGCTCCAGAGCCCACGTGACGACCGGCAGGCCGCCACGGGTATTGCCCAGCGTCGTCTCGCGTGTGACCGCCTGGCGACGCCAGGTCGCCAGCGGCAGGGCCGCAGACGCCGGTGCGATCACCGGGTAGATCCGACCGCCGAGGATCGCGGCCACGGCCGGGTCGGAAGCCAGGGCGTCGGCGACGGCTTTTTCGGGGCAGGCGAAGGCCATGAAGGCTAGTTCCCAAAGTTATCGACCGTGCCTGTTGCGGCACGGAATAACGTCTGCAGAGCCTGCTCCAGCGAGGCACGTAGCTCACGCTGAAGGATTTCCGCGACGACGCTCTGGCTGCGATCCCACGCAGTTTTCAGTGGCGGAATGCGATCGAATCCGCCAATCGGCATCGGCGGCAGACGGATCGGCGACCGCGACTTTTTGAAAAACGCAAACGGGTACGGCGGGTCGGTGACGAATCCGCGTTCGCCGCCACGAAATCGCAGGAGCTTGAACTTGCCCAGACGATTGAAGCTCGACGCGTAGTAGTACGCGTTCGGGTCTTTGACAATATGCGCGGCGACCGAGTGACCCTGCACCGTGTGCCCCGACACGCGGAACCGCTTGCCGTTGCGGGTCATGCTGTAGGCTTGCCGCTCAAACGCTCCTCGGGTGAACCCCGGTCGCTGGTATTGTTTCGGCGGCGACGGCGTCTTGATGTATCGCTCTTTCGTGCCCTCTTCGAGCCACCACTGGTGAAACGCCCGGTCGGGGCCGGCCCGCACCGTGCCGCCGGCTGCACTCACAGACGACGACAGCCCGGTGCGACGAAAGCCGATCACCGCCACCGCGCCGCCGTCGCGGGTGTACGTGACGACCCGCTTCGATATGGCCCGCCGCAGGTTGCCGGTCACGCCGTATGGCGTCGTGGTTTTGAGCGCCTCGACAGCGGGCTTGATCGCCTTTTCGAGCGCGGCCTTGAGGATCCTCGCCTTGTCGGCCGGGCTGAATATCTGACCGAGCGCGACTTGTAGAGCCCGCAGCTGTGCGATCTCGGCAGTGATCTGAATTCCCGCTACCGCCATCAGGTCACCTCCTCCACGCACAGGAGCTCATGCTCGGTGCGGTTCGCGTGCTCCAGGAGCGACGTAATCTGCAGGATCCGCCCACGCCATTGCAACCGCATGAACTGCGTCAGGCCGGCGTAGTACCGCATCCGCACGCGATGCGTGATTTCGGTTCGCTGCTGTCCCGACTGCAGCACCTCGCGACTCGACAACCCGTCCACGCTCGCCCACGCCTCGCCGAACGTGCTCCATGTCTGCACGACCTCGCCTATCGAGTTGCGAGCCTCGGTCGCACTCTGGATCGTGACTCGCTCGCGGAGCCGGCCCGGATCAATCGCCATACAGCACCAGGGTGTAGCTCGACGTGCCGCTCGCGGCATCCACCGCGATCGTCACCGCCGTCTCGGTCGATCCGACCTCCGACACCGCCGCCTGGCTGGCCCTGGAAAGCGCCGCCGGTTTGCCCGTCGTGACGCCCGTGCATCGAACCAGCGTGGTCGAACCCGATGAGAACACCAGCCTTGAGACATTCGAGAACGTCACCGGCACGCCGGCCGCCGACGTGTAGCCGGGAGAGGCGAATGTGACCGTCACCGCCGACGTGCCCACCGTGCCGCTGACGACAGCGACCTTGCCCGAATCGTACTCCGTCGATGTCTGGAGCGTCACGATCTTCGTTGATAGGATCGCCGTCGCGGTCGCGCTGTCGGTGAACTGCGAATCGACGATGATGCGGCCGTTCATGTATACGATCCCCACTTGCAGCTATCGAGCAGGTGCTTCACGCCGAACGGCATCTCGGAGAGCGACACCGAATCGGCCGCCATGCGGCGCTCGTACCACTGGCCGACGAGCATGAGGATTGCGGCTTTCACGCGCGGCGAAACCTTGCTGCCGTCGTCGCCACGACCGCCCCACCACGTGACCGTAACGCTGCCGTAGTCGAGCAGGTGGCTCGGCCACGATCCCGAATACAGAGTCCGCAGCGTGCCGGGCTTGCTGTCCCGATCGACGCGGTACTCGGTCGTCGAGAGCGTCGCCGTGTTGCCTGCCTCGCTCGCGGTGTACACGATCGACACCGCAGTGCGACCGGCGGTCTGGCTCATCGGCGGGCGCGGCAGCTCGATCACAGCTGGGAACGCATCGAGCCGCATCACGTACTGCGTGTCCACCAGCGTCTCGTCCATGTACGTCTCGCAATACTCGCGAGCCGCCGAGATCAGAGCGGCGATGTACGCGTCGTCGGTGTTGTGATCCACGCGGACGTGAGCCTTGGCGTCGGTGACGCTCACCGGCTCGACCACCGGCTGCGTGGCGACCTTCAGCGACCGATACCGCTTGCCGTCATTCATGGCGTCGCCCCCTGCGTCGTGGCGTCACGTCTGCCCGCTCCGCGTCCGGCTCCACCGCTGCCGTCTCGATCAGCGATTGCTGCGTCTCCCGCGTGGCGTAGCCCCACGCCAGGAGCCGCGCGGCAAAGCCCTCGTCAACCTCAACGACCTCGCCGATCTTGTACGCTTGGTACGCTCGCAGCATCCGCACCTTGATTGTCGTCACTCGCCGACCCTCCATGCAGTTTCGGGTGATTTCTTCGTCCGCTGCCACGCCGTCGTGTGTTGAAAAACCGGCCCGGAAAAGTCTTTCGCCGGCCACGAGATCACGTACTCGCCGTGGCCAATCACGACGCGCGGTGTGATGAAGAGGCGGTTGCCGCTCGCCTTGAACTGCCGCCAGAACCATAAGTCGTCATCAATCCGCCCGTCGCCCCAGCTGCCGTTGGCGTCGGGCCTGGAATGAAACCACGGCTTGAGCGTTTGCTTGAGCGCCCGCGTCGAAATGATTGTGCAGCCGAAATGGGCCGTATCCACCTGCTGCACGGCCTCGGCGAACCACGCCAGCGGCAACTCGGTTTTGCCGTCCGCCGGCGGGTTGTCCATCGTGTCGAGGAGCGTGAGCATTGGTCGCCCGTCCTCGCGTTTCGCCTGAATCGGCGCGAGCGCGTCGCACTGACACGTCATCGCGAGGGCGAAGAGTCGCTCGATGTCGGAGCGGGTACAGAACGTGTCGTAGTCGAGCGTGATGATGTACTCGGTCGTCGGCGCGAACTCCTCGAGCATCCGCGTCAGCACCTGGCTCCAGAATGCACCCTGGCCCAGCGTCGGCCTGATGTGCAGCGGCATCAGCGACTCAATGAACGAAAACACATTCGTGAGCGGCCCGAACCGCGGAGCCGACAGAACAGCCTCGGCACGAACCTCGACCGACGTATCGCCGACTTGGACGATCACAGCGAGTCTCCAAAGCAAACGGCGGGCGGCTCGTCGCCACCCGCCGCTCACTATGTCGGTCGTGTCAAGTCAGATCAGCCGCTGACCGTGGCGTTGACGCCCTTCGCGGAAGCGGTGACCGGGCCGTCGTTGCCCTTGCCGAGCCGGGCGACGGTGTAGACGTTGCCCGTCGTGTACGGCGTGGCGGTGAGCTTCAGGTATCGCTTCTTGCCACGGCAGTCAACGTCCATCCGCACGATCAGATCGGCCGTCGTGCTGGTCGGCGTCGGAATCGTGAAGCCGCCGCTGCCGCCGCCGACAAACTCGGTCACGTCGGAGTAGGACGAGTTGTTGTCGGACTCGCTGAGCTTCAGCACCGTGAACGCCGCCTGGCTGGTGTAGCCCGCGTTGCCCCACGCCTCCTGGGCAACGTCGAGGGACACGTATTCGTAGCCCAGGCGGTCGATGACCAGCGTGTGGGTCTGCGCTGCCGTCAGATCCTGCGTGTGGCCGACGACGCTCTTCGTGGCTTCGAGATGGTTCACTGTCTAGATCTCCTCGGAGGGTTGAGAGTCAGTCGGATCAGCCGAACTTGAGAGCCACGACCGGGCCAGCCTTGGTCGTCGAGCCCACGTCATGCACGA